CGCACCGATGCCACCACGGTGGATGGCCTGTCGGACCAGTTCGTGATCGACGTCGGCCCCGAAGACGAGCTGATGTGGGCCCGCGACGGTGTGCAAGAAAGCCAGATGCGCAAGCTCAAGGTCGGCCAGATCCCCTTCGAAGGCAGCCTCGACCTGCACGGCATGAGCGTGGAAAAAGCCCGGGAAACCCTGTGGGCGTTCCTCGCCGAAGCCACCAAGTTTGAAATCCGCTGCGTACGCGTCACCCACGGCAAGGCTGTGCGCCTGGACGGCAAGCGACCGATGATCAAGAGCCACGTCAACACCTGGCTGCGCCAGCATGCCCAGGTACTCGGCTTCACCTCCTGCCAGGCCCGCCACGGCGGTGCCGGTGCGGTGTACGTGATGCTCAAGCGCACCATGCTGGAAGGGCGCGACGAGTAACAAGTGCCCTCGTCAGGCTTGCAGCGATGTGCCCGCCACCGTAACCTTGCGCTTTGCGAAAATCCCACAGGTAGTTTCATGTCCCTGGAACAGAATTACACCGCGATTCTAAAGGGGTAAGGCAAAGTAACAATAGTCAATGAAATCGGGCACTTGCTTACTCAGGGGTACCCGGTTTTTACCTGCTTTACACGGTCATTGGTACAAAAATTGGTACGAGATACACCCCCTCCTCCGGCGTCCTGCCACCCGAACACAAAACCAAATCCCCTACAGCTCGTCGCCTGAAATCGCGTCACCGTCCAACCTCGACTACTGTACGCACATACAGCACTTGAGCGCACCACCATGAACATCGATGAAGACACCTGCGAGTGGCTCAACTGCCCTACGCCCCTAGAAATGTACAAGCACCAATGCGCCCTGCTCGAGGACGAGCTCACCGAGGCTCAAGCGCAGTTGGCCAAGGCCAGAAAGAATATCGCCGGCCTTGTCCAAATGAACGATGCGCTGGCCGCGAGCAAAGCCTCTGCCGAGACAGCTCTCGGAAAAGCGATTGCCGACGTGGGCAGGCTCAACCGGGACAATTCAGAAATGGGCGCTCGGATAAGCGGCTTGATGTCCGTAGTGGATCAGCGTGACTACCTATTCAGGGAAAACCAGCAACTGCTGATGGAGCGGAATCGGGAACAACAGTCCTTACATACGCCTGGCACGCCCGCAGAGCAATCAGTCCTTGGTCACCGTCACCGGTGATGGCGAGAATTCGTTGAGCATGCGCTGGGTCAAGTTGGGCTCGCGCGGCTCCATGAACCACGCCGACGGCGCCGGGGGAGGAAGGCACGTTGCTGCCACTGGCTGTATCCGCGGCGTCGAGAAGGACTGACAGCCGGACATCAGAAGTGGCAAGGCGATCGCGCAAAACAGCCTGGTTGCGTTGGGCATCGGATAATTCCCTGGTGTGTTGTTGGTCCTGGCCAGCGAGCTGCTGCTCCAGGGCCAGGCGCTTGTCGGTCTCGGTGCGCGCTTGGGCGGCGGCGGCATTGGTGATTTCCGCCAGGTCATCCTTGTGCAGGCCGGCCTGCTCGGCGAGCTTCTCGCCCATCCGCCAGTCCTGCACCTGCCAGGCGCCGCCAGCACCAATGCCGATCAGCAGTAGGCACGAAAATAGGATCAGCGCGACCTTGTACTGCGTTACCAATTCGCCCATGACTCCTCCCAATTCGGTAGATCGACAGTTTGACCAGCCAGAGCGTGCGTGCAGTCGCCCAGGTACTGGATTCGCCCATCGGTGACGAATGAGTGGCAGACAACATCCTTTCCATGCATCCCATAGCGTGACAGCACAGAAGGCGTGAACGTTGGCGCCTCGGCGTTACCGTTGTAGCCCCAACGCGGGCCAGGGCCAGTTCCGACATTCAGACTATGCGGGAGACCGCAACCATTGCAGAAGAACCACAGCGAGCCGTCCGCCGCCTGGCCAAGGACGCGGGAGATCGTTTTTATTTCGCTCATGCCAGCACCTTCAGCGCCTTTTCATACAGCGCCTGCCGATCAGCCAGGCCGTTCAGCCCCCCATTGATGCGCCGGGTGATCTTCACGAACTCGCTCTGATCCGCCAGGGTGTTCAACCCACGGGTAGACCAGAACCATGCCGCAGACATCGCGGCGTACTGTGGCTGCTCGAGCTGCTGGGGGTTATTGATCAGGTCGAGGCCCAGGGCTTCACCGCACGCGGCGTAGTTGGCCCTGCCGGTGATCTGGATCAGCCCCCGACCACGGTACTTGGAGCCGTCACCCTTCACGATGTTGCCCAAGTCCGCGCGCCCTTCATAGCCGGCCTGTTGCGCCGTCGGCCCCCAAATCTCGCGCACCAACCGCAACTGACCCGACTCGTGCCCGACCTGGGCAATGAACGCGGCAGCGCGCGGCGTGCCGACGACGCCGTAACGGCTCATGGCCGTATTCAGCACAGAAACAAAAACGCCGGCTTGGCGGCCAGCGTTCGGGAGGATCTGCAGCAACTGCTGCTCGGTGATCGGCATGGGTTTCTCCAGGCGAAAAAAAACCGCTCAAGGCGGCTCTGGTGTTCAGGGGAAGATCAGGCTTCAGCCACTGGCGGCTCTTCCTGCCGCTCTGCAACTGCTTCGGTGGCGGCAATCATGGGTGGCTGAACCACCGCAGCATCTGGCACCAGGATATGCAAAGTGATCATATGCTTTAGGTCATACGGTTGGCCGTCCTTGGTCACTGTGACGGTAAGCAAGCCGCCAGAAAATTCGGTCTCCACGTCAGCCCGGCTGTCGACCTGGTTAACGGTATAGCCCCACCCGTCATCAATCGGCGGGAACGGAACCATCCCCAGACACCCGGTGATTTGATAGACCCCTGTCGATAAGCGCGCCGACGTGACGGTAGTGTCGCCATTGGTCACGAAGTCATAGATGACGCCCGTGGCACCCAACACGTTAATTGCTGCTCTTGCCATGATCAGATCGCCTTGAGTGTGCCGTCGGCGGCACGGGTTGTATTGGTGGTATTGTAAACCTTTCCCCAAGTCCGCCACGCACCACCAATTTTAGCTCGTGTATATACAGATCCGTCTACTTCAGACCTGAATTCTTGAACTATGTAGTTAGTATTTGCTGGATTAGTAAATAGCCAGCCGTAGCGGTCGCCTGGCGGTGTGTTATAGCCGCCATTAATGTAATTGTAGCCAAACCATGTAACTGCATCTATCCCAAATTCAGTAAGTACTGTCATAACCCCGAAGCCATAATCTCCAACCTTTAATACACGACCCAGAGTTATGTCGGTAATGCTTGTAGTAATGTCCGCCACTACCGATGTACCTATTACAGTACGCCCGGTGCCACCCTTATTTGGTGGCAAAATATCATAGTTCCCTGTAGTCCCCAGCGCAGCCAGCTTAGACCCAAACTGATTATTCAGGGAGTTGAAGGCATCCGACAGCATCTTGTCATAGCCCTGCACGGGCATGATGGCGTAGGCGGCGCCGCTTGCCGTGGCACCTTTATAAGCAGGTAGGATAGAGATCACCGTAGCGCTCGCGACGTTGGCGACCTCATAGGTTGCGCCATCCGGACCGATGAACGAATCACCCACCCTGGAAGATGCCGCGAAATCAACACCGGCGCCCGTAACTGTAGTGCTACCGTTTTGAACAGATACTGCTCCAGCTCTTTGCCAAACCATGCTTTTCTCCAGGCAATAAAAAACCGCTCATGGCGGCTATCAGGTTCTATTCGTATTGGTAACATTTATGAAATTGGTTTCGCGAAAACCACAGGCGTATAATACGAAGTTGATATATCGACACCAACAACCTGCATAACAAGCCTATTATTTCCATAGTCCCACACGGCATATTGATTTCCCTGTCGCGATGTTAGACCAGCAACATCCATTGCAACATTATTAAGAAGCATATAATCACCAGAACCTAGTGGGCTATATGCCGTCCAGCTAAGTCTTGATGTACCTTGCCCTGTTGGGGACGAACCTAAATATGACCAGCCTGTAATCGTTCTTGTGAACTGTGCGCAAGGGGTATCACTATCAAACAGCAACTTTGAATTACCATCCCACAATCTTAACCCAAATGTGGCTACCTTATTTGATTGGAAAGCGGCAGCAAACCAGTTCCCGGAGGTTCCAACTCCGGCTATGCCGGTGAACGAAAATCCGGTCCAGGCTCCAGGACCTCCCGATAGCTTGCAGAAACACAGGGTGTTTGACTGTCCAGGCCTCACAAAAACAAGCGGCGGCTCTTGAGTGGTGATAACGAACGGGAACGACGCTCCGGCGCCGCCGACTCCGCTATATGTGCCCTTTGCTAAAACAACAAGTCTAGAAAATTCAGAATCAAGCGTTACAACGTCATTGTTATTTGTAAACGTTAGTCCGTAAGACATTACCGATACCTCATGACCATCAACCTCTGAGTCCTAAGTATCCCCATAGGTGCACCCTCAGGCGCACCAGGCTGCCCAAAGTAAAGTACTACTCCACCGCTCGCAACTATAGGTGTGTACTGTATATTTCTTTGGTCACGACCATCTGTCCCATAGTCATCTACTGGTATACATACTGCTGAGTGAGTAGAAGGATCAATCCCACTTATTGTAATAAACCTTGTCCTACCCTCCCCTGACGTACGCTGTACAAGTGCAGAATAAACAACCCTTACTGTAAACGAGTTCTCGTCTAACTCAAGGGCGCCATTGGCGCCCCATATACGCATACCTGAACTCATTCTGTCAGGTCTCCAATTTGAACGCGCTTGACGTTGTTCACATCCCAGAACCGGAGAGATCGATTTGTCATCATTGAGCGCCCCTGCCCTGGGACAATCCCGTTAATTTCAAAAGTTCCGTCCTTGTTGAGGATCCAGCCTTGCTGCCCTGCGATGTAGTTCGTGGAACTGATATATGCGCCAATCTTGGCATTGGTGATGGTGCCGTCCTGGATGAATGCCGAACTGATGAACGTCTGCCCACCAGATACCGAGAACGGCGACACCGGCACACCGTTCGCCAAGTTCAACAGCATGAACGTGTCAGCCCTGACCACGAACTGCGACGACACCCCAGACGGATCGACTTGCAGGCCCAGGCCAAACGACGCGGCGTACTTCTGGCCGCCGGCCGTGGTTTCCATCTTCACCGACCACAAGGTTTGCAACTGGCCGTTGGTGTTGGCCAGCGCCGAAGCGGTCTCTTGAATTGCCGAGGTGTTCTGCCCGACCGTGG